GCACAGGCCGGGGCAATTGTGGGCGCGTTCGACGCCGCGAACCGGGAAACCGTGGGCTGGCAGGACATGGCAGAAATGTCGCTGCAATCCATGCTGCTTGGTACGGCCATCGGCACAGCAGTCAAGGGCGACGTACGCCTCAGCGTGCAGGAAGCGCAGAAGGAGTTCTACGGGCGAATTGCGGCAGACGATAATGCCTTCAAGCAACCCGTGCAGTTAGACACCATGCGCGGTGAGAACATCAAGGACTACCAGCAGCAGCAAGAGCCGTTCATACTAGAGGACGAGGTAGGCGAGAGCAGCGTCGGTGCCATTCAGGTGACACCCGGTATGCGTATGCAGCGGCCCACCTACCTGCCAAACGCCACCATCACCCCGACGAACCACGCTTGGATCGACGCGGCGGCTGAGTGGCGGCATAACTCGGGCTGGGCACAGCGCAAGGCAGACGACGACGCCACGTGGTGGGCCAAGGTCGCTATGTCGGGAGGCATGAACCTCACGACGAACAACTTCAACCGCCTGTACAAGAGCAAGTCCGCAGTAGCGAACTACCTCGCAGGCAACATCTTCGAGAGCACCAACGGACTGGGTAGGGGCAAGGCTACGGCTGCGACCCGCATGGAGAACTACCATCGCCGGATGCAGCAACACCTTGGCGAGGAGTTGCGTCAGGCACAGACAGACTGGGCACGGGCCAACGGCCATACTTGGCAGGGCAGCGGCTACCACATCACCGAGAACGGCAAGGCGGTATTCAACCGCGAAGTGATGCTTGAACTCAACGACCGCAGGCTGGGTATGGCATCGACCCGCAGCCCGGAGATACGCAGGGCAGCCGACCAGTACGAACTTGCTGGTGAGGAGGCACTGAACATCGCCAAGGGTCGGCAGGGTGAGCAGTCTGTAGACGGCTTCGAGAACGTACCGACGGGCCGGGGCTACACCCCGTACAAGTGGTCTGGCTCCAAGATCAAGCAGCTTGAGGCGGATGGCGTGGTGACACGAGACGACCTTGTGCAGGCCATGGCACAGGCATACCGCGAGGCTGGCATGGGCGTAGGCAAAGACGCCGAAGCAGTGGCCAAGGCAGTGATCCACAGGGCGTTGACCAGAGACGCCGAAATGGACATGAGCGTAATGGGGATGTTGACCGGCGACGGGAAGGACTTCATGCGCGAGAGCATGATCCTTGGCGGAATGCGCGAGGCCGATGCAGATGCGGTCATCGAGCGCCTGACGGGCGCACAGCACAACCGCAGCAAGGAAGCCTTCGCCAAGACACGCAACGACATCGACATGGGTATGACCATCCCGACACGGGACGGCTCGCATCTTAGCGTGGTGGACCTGTTCGACCACGACATGCACGGCGTCTGGCAACGCTACACCCGGCAGATGTCGGGCAGCGCAGCACTCGCCCGGCACGGCATCATCAACCGGGCAGAGCGTCGTGAGATTATCGACGCCATGCGGGCAGAGCAGGCAGCACTGGGCGAGGAGCCTATGCAGGCGGAGTTGATTGAGGCGATGCTCTCGCACTTCAACGCCGGGCCTGTGCACGGCTTCGCAGCCGGGGTCACAAACGAGGGAATTGGGCACGCAGCACTGGCCAAGCGGATCGCCAACCTATCCCTGTTGGAGAAGCTGGGGGTGTCGCAGATCGCTGAGACTGGCGTGGCCATGGCGCAGAACGGCATAGCCAACTGGCTACGTCGCGGGCCTATGGCTCTGATCGACAAAGCAGTGAGGGATGGTAACACACAGTTGCTTGACGACATGGCGTTCCTGACTGGGCAACTCGGACAGGAGCACTGGCAGTTTGCATCGCATCTGGACTTGGACGACGTAGCCTCGCGCGACAAGGCCGACTGGTTGGCGGCAGTGAACAAGTTCACCTCGAACGCATCCTTCATCCAAGGGTACACGAGCGCCTTTAATCAAATCAGGAGTTTCCAGCAGCGCACGGCAGCACTCGGCATGGCCGACAAGGTGCTAAGGACGATTAAGGAGTACACCGAGGCTGGGAAGGTCATGGACGATACGACCTTCGCGCGGTTCGAGAACGACTTCGGACTGTTCCCCGACGACATCACAGCCCTACAGCAGTTGATCAATAACGGGACCATTGAGTTCGTCACGCACGGGCGCAGCACCTTCGTCAACAAGCTGAACGCCGACCAGTGGGATGCCGAGATTGCAGAAGTGTTCGGCTCCGCCATCACGCGGAACATGAACCAACTTGTGCAGAAGTCGATGGCGGGCGAGCAGGACGCATGGATGCACACGCACGTGGGCAGCATCATGCTGCACCTCAAGACATTCCCGCTGCAAGCGATCCAGAAGCAGGTCATGCGAAACGCTAAGTTCATGGACAAGCAAGCCCTCGCTGTAGTGCTCTATAGCTTGGGTACAGCAGCAGTTGCCGCGAAGATACGAGACACGCTGGACGGAAACTACGACCGCAGTGCACTCGACACCGCCAAGCAGGCGTTCAACTACAGCAACATGACGGGCTTCATTCCTACGTTGTACGACCCGATAATGACCCTCATCGGCATGGACAGCGCGCGCATCAACCAGTTCGGCCCGAACTATGACCTTACTCCGCCGACAGTGCGGACGGCCAACGAGATGCTGCGGATACCCGGAGCGATAGTGAACACGATACAGGGCGATGCTGACTGGTATGACGGGCAGGCACTCAAGGCGATCCCGTTCGCGGGTACGTACGTGCTCTCGCGCCTGTTTGAACAGTAATCGCCTACCACCACTAACTGATTGATGGGGCGGGGAGAAATCCTCGCCCCTCCGTCTAACAGACACACAAGGAGCGACCGATGGGCTACTCCCGCATCGAATATCCCTATTCTGGCGGGGCACAAGACTTCGCCACGAACTTCTCCCTAGGCTATATCGACCCCGAGGACATTAAAGCATACGTCATTGGTGAGGTTGATGGCTTCGGTTCTCAAGTATTTCGCGCGTACACGTGGGTAGGCGCGGGCACCATCCGCATCACCAACGCACTTCCGAACCCATGTACCGTGGTACTTGAGCGCACGGTCGAGAAAGACCAGCTTGAGATTGACTTGGAGAGCACTGGCGGCGTCACTCGCGTGACCCTGACCCGCGCCTTCAAGCAGCTTATGATGAACATTCACGAGTTGCTGGACGGGCGGGCGGAAACCTTCTCCGGGGTGCTGCTCGATGAGATTATGGGGGTACGCACCTCAGCAGTGGAGAGCGCCAACGCGGCGGCTGCTTCACAAGCAGCGGCGGCGGCAAGTGCGGCGACCATAAACCTGCCTGCAATCGCAGGACGTGCGCTGAACTTCATACGAGCAAAAACAGATGAAACCGGGCTGGAATACCGCACCCCGGCGCAAGTGCGCGGTGACCTCGGCGGTACGACAGTTGGACAGAACTTGTTCACCTCCGCTGACATTGCGGCTGCGCGGGCTGCGCTCGGGGCTACTGCAACAGGATCGGCCCTGTTAACCGCAGCATCCGCTGCGGCGGCGCGGGCTGCGCTTGGCGGTACGACAGTTGGCCAGAACTTGTTCACGGCGGCGGACCTTGCGGCGTCCCGGACGGCGCTTGGCGCTACCGCAACGGGGGCGGCCCTGTTCACCGCTGCAAACGCGGCGGCTGGGCGGACAAGCCTTGGCGTTTTAAGTACGCTCGGCAACCCGCTGAACTTGGATGTCGGAGGCTTTATTATAAAGTCTGGTGAGGGCACTACATCTGCCATTGGGATACAAAACGTTGTCTTCAGCGTAGCATTCCCGAATGCTTTGATCGGGGTAAGCGTTCTACCAATTACTGCCGCAGCTACATGCGGTTCAGCCGATAGCCCAACAAGCACGGGATTTCAGGCGCGGACGTTTTTCTCAACTTCCGGCTCTTTTACTCCTTGCGGGTATCGCTGGATAGCAATAGGATATTGAGCCATGAAATACAGCGCAACGACCAATGGGTTTTACGACATCAGCCTGAATTATTTGGCGCTGCCGGGTGATTTGGTTGACATTACGCCAGAGCATTATTCCGAATTGATGGCGGGGCAATCAATCGGCAAGGAAATCAGACCGGATGCAAATGGCGTGCCCCAGCTTGTTGATCCGCCCACACCCTCGGCAGAGGAAATCCTTGCAGCACGCAGGGCATCGGCAACAATCGACCGAGGGCCGCTGTGCTTGGCGCTGTATGGCGCTGGCATCCTGTCTGGACCCAGCGCGATTGCGGCGTCAAAAGGTGAGTGGCCCCCGGAGTTTAACTCCTTTCTAGGCGGCCTTCCTTCTGCTGAACAGGTGTATGCGCAAATAACATGGGCGAATGCAACCAGCGTTCGCTATGCAAACCCGCTGTTGAAGGATGCGGCACTGGCGTTCTGCCAAGGGGATGCCGCAGCGGCGACGGCGCTTCTGGATCAGCTTTTCGGGGTAGCCTGACATGTCCTTTTGGAAACAACTGCGCATACCGTCCAGTTTCACGGATGACTGGTACGGCGAACTGACAAACCAGTCAGGCCATGCCGCGCTTGTCGGGGTTCCATTCTCACTGGCCCTGATGCCGTTCCTGCCGGTGGTCTGGGTGCCGGTGGTGATTGCTGCCACTTATGCCGTCCTATGGGAGGGGCGGGCGCAGGTCTGGGCAGATTGGAAAGACAGCCTCACGGATACGGCCTGTGTTATGGCGGGGGCTTCGCTGCTCTGTGGTCCATTCTTTTTCCTGCCGCCTGCCCTGTTCTGGCCCGTGTGGATCACACAGGCCCTGTGCTTTGCCGGGTGGGCTGTGCTTCTGGCAATAGGGGTGGTGAGGCGGATATGATTGCAGCGCATATCCCCAGCCTCACGGCATGGCACAACACAGTGAGCAGCTTCTGACGCTCTGGCAGCGGGCGATTACATTCTAACGGAGTAAACCATGACACCGGACCCCAGCAACAACGAGGGGCTGTTCCTTATGCTCGGAGAAATGCGGGGCGACATTAAGTACCTCGTAAGCGAGTTCAGCAAGCAAGCTGACCGCATCACCGAGAACGAGGCCCGCCTCACGCGGCTCGAAACATTCCGCACGCAGATCGGTTTGGTCACAGTATCCCTAGGGCTGCTGGTCCCGACCCTAATCACGTGGGTAGCACACAAGATCGGACTTATCAATGGCTAAGGGAGCGGCGACGGAGCAAGTCCTCGGGACGCTCCATGCCAAGATCGCAGAAGTATTCATCAAGGTGCTCGCGCGCTACGAGCAAAGGCTAGTGGCCATCGACACCATCGACCCAGCAGAGTTCGACAGCGAGGTTCTTGAGCAACTCTTTAACGAGGGAGCGATGCCCAACCCGGCTATGCTCTCTGCCGTGACGAAGTTCCTCAAGGACAATAACATCGGCTTCGACACCAAAGAGATTGCGGAACTTACCGACCAAGAGCGCAGGCTCAAGGAGCGGCGAGCCAATCGCGGAAACATCGCCTCGCTCACAACCCTCAAGGTGGTGGGTGATTAATGGCCGATGAACTCCGCGCCTTCGGGCCGGGGGAGCGGTGGAGGGAACTAGACCTGCTCCGCGAGGAGTACAAGGAGTTCGCACCGTTCTTGTTCGACGTGATTACCGGGTTACTTGGCTTCAACTGCACAGCGTTGCAGGTGGACATCGCCAAGTACCTTGAGCACGGCCCGAAGTATCGCATGATCCAAGCCCAGCGGGGCCAAGCAAAGACCACCATCACCGCGTGCTATGCGGTGTGGCGACTAATACATGACCCGACGACCCGCGTACTAATTGTGTCCAGCGGCGACAGCATGGCCACCGAAATCTCCAACTGGATCATCCAGATCATCATGGGGATGGAGGAGTTGGAGTGCCTACGCCCGGACAGGAGCAGCGGCGACCGTGCATCGGTCAAAGCCTTCGACGTGCACCATGAGTTGAAGGGGCCAGAGAAGTCACCAAGCATCGCCTGTATCGGGATCACCTCGAACATGCAGGGGAAGCGCGCTGACGTGCTCATCGCGGATGACGTGGAGAGCACCAAGAACAGCGCCACCGATGTACAGCGTGAACGCCTTCGGCACCTGACCCGCGACTTCACGTCCATCAACTCGAAGGGCGACATCATCTATCTCGGCACACCGCAGTCAGTGGACAGCATCTACAACGGGCTGGTGAGCCGGGGCTTTGACATCCGCATCTGGCCGGGGCGCTACCCGACAGCAGAGGAAATCAACAACTACGGCAAGCACCTTGCACCGGCTATCCGGCAAGCGATCATGGATCAGCCCCGGCTACAAGTTGGTGGTGGCCCTATGGGCGACAGGGGCAAGCCGACCGACCCCGATCTACTGGACGAGGGCACCCTCACGTCCAAGGAAATCGACCAAGGTGCGGCATACTTCCAGTTGCAGCACATGCTCGACACCCGTCTTATGGACTCCCAGCGGTTCCCGCTCAAGCCGGAGAAGATCATCTTTGCCCGGATTGCTGAGAAGTCAGCGCCACTGGAAATCCACTTCCAACCGGGCAACGAGACGTTCATCAACACCCCGATGGACTGGCCTATTGCCGACAGCTACTACCGGGCCTCTGGCTTCGGGCAGGAGTTCGGCAACTTCCAAGGGACGCACATGTATGTGGACCCTGCCGGTGGAGGCCAGAACGGTGACGAGACGGCTTACGCGGTCACGCGGTTCCTCGCGGGCCGTGTGTTTTGGGTGGCCACGGGCGGCGTGCCCGGTGGGCTAGGCACTGAGGCGCTCGATGCACTCACGGCCATTGCAGCCCGCTGGAAGCCCAACCAGATCGACATTGAGAAGAACTTCGGTAACGGGGCACTCTCAAGTGTATGGACACCCAAGCTTCTCCGACTGCACCAGTGCCACATAGAAGATGTGTGGGAGAGTGGGCAGAAGGAGTTGCGGATCATCGACGTGCTTGAGCCGGTCATCGGCTCGAACAGGCTCGTCGCTGATGAAGGACTACTGGCCGACGACTGGGCGCAGTGTCAGCAGTACCCGGTGGAGAAGCGCGCAAGCTACAGCGTGTTCTACCAGCTATCACGCATCACGCGAGAGAAGGGTGCCCTGATACACGACGACAGGCTCGACGCCCTAGCAGGCTCCGTGCGCTATTGGAGCGATCACCTCAAGCAGGACGAGAACAAGGCACGCATCGCGGCCAGCAACGCCCGCTACAAAGATATGATGAAAAACCCGCTTGGAAGCGGCAGGGAACTACCCGGCTGGCAAACCCGGCTCAAGGGTGCATCACCAATCAACGCGCTCTCACGCATGAGACGCAAAGTCTAAGGACCATCCAATGTCACAAGAAGAAGAGGCCGTCGCCGAGACTGTTGAGGCGGCTGAGCCTGTACGTAACGTGAGTGGCGAGTACAGCAACTACCGCGACATCGAGTGGCCGTTCGACCCGTGGGGCTTCACGGTGGCCCTCCGCGCCGCTGGTGTCGAGGCCGTGAGCCGCGTGGCGGGCGACATGGAGAAGCTGGAAATCGTCATCAGCACGTTGCGCTGCATCGGGCAGCACGGGAACGTGAAGATTGCTGACCAGCGCGCTGAGCACGAACAGACGGTGGCGGGCACAGAGAACCGGCGACTTGCCGACGAGGCGCGTGCGCTGGCCAACCAGAAGGCAGAGGTTGCGCGGCTGACGAAGCTGCTGAACGCCGCCAAGGCGAACCTCGCGGCCAAGGAGAAGGCGGCGGAATGAACACAGCGTTCTTCGACGCAGTACGTGGTCCCCTCTTTGGGGGCCGCCTACGTCCCGCACAAGTCGAGGGCCTGACCCGTATCGTTGAGTACGGCATCAAGCACAAGTACAGCAAGCCCGACCTCGCATACGTCCTAGCCACCGCTCATCACGAGACGGGGCGCAGGATGGAGCCGGTCAGGGAGGGCTTCGCCAGCACTGATGCCGGTGCCCGCGCGGCAGTGAAAAACCTGCACGCCAAGGGTATCATCCGAACGAACTACGCACTCCCTGCGGGGCCATACAAGCAGTCCTACTATGGGCGCGGACTTGTTCAGATCACGTGGTACGAGAACTACGTAAAGTTCGCTGTGCTCCTCAAGAAGCCGCTCGACAAGAACCCCGACCTCGCCCTTGAGTGGGATACCTCACTGGACATCATGTTCCTAGGTATGCGCGCTGGCCTCTTTACCAAGTACAACTTGGACGAGGTGCCTGACATCATGCCAGTCCCGGCGTTTGACAACACCGACCGGCTCATCATCAACGGAGATGCTCGGAAAAATGGCCCGATGATCGCGGGCTACGCCACTGAGTACCTCAAGGCTTTGGAGAAAGCATTTGGCAAGTAAGACCCCGGCGAGTTCCAAGACCCTTTGGGCTGGTATCATCGTCACCCTGACCGGCTCTATTCCCCTCGTGGCGGAGTTCTGGTCCCTGCTCGACGCAGAGCAGCTTGAGTTCGTGAAGTCGTACCTCGGCCCGGAGGCCGTGATGCTTATTGGCATCGTGATGATCGTCCTGCGGCTCGTCACCTCGACGCGTATCGGCACGGCATCCGCGAAGTGATCCCCATGTGGCTGCTAGGCGGCTTAGGGCGCGCTCTTGCCGTCCTCGCCGCCGCTGCTCTGGTCATCTTCCTCCTCATTCGACATGGGGAGCAGAAGGCCAAGCAGGAGCAACTCATCGAGCAGTACATCCTCTACGGAGAGACACAGAAGGTCATCAATGAAGTTCGTCCCAGCACTACTCGGGCTGCTGCTGTTGACCGCCTGCGCACCAACGGTTGGGTCCGTTAAGGCAGTCTGCGACATCCCGAACCCCACCTTCACCGAGGAGGAGTTAAACCTCCTCTCTGACTACACACTGTACGGGCTAGATACCTACGCTGAGCGTAAGTACAAAGCCTGCTTGAAAGCCCTCAAAGGAGCATACAATGCCTGAATCACGTATCCTGCTCGCGCCCAACGTTTGGACCGACCTCGCCACCGTCATCACCACGTGGGGCGGCCACCTGATCCTCACCCCCCGCACCAGCGACTTCCAGATCGCTCTGAAAGCGGCTTCCGCGCCCACCGTCGCTGGCCAAGCCACGCCCAAGGACGAGGCCGTTGAGGTGATCCTCGCGCCCAACTCCGGTCTCAAGGCGTGGGTGCGCTCGACTGCCGGTGGCTACGTCGATATTGACGACATTACTGCGAGAACGGTCATCGTCGGCCCCTCGGTCGCGGTCGCGTAAGCACCCCCGAAAAACGCTGCTGTGGGGCTGTCCTTTATGGATGGCCCTCAGTGGTCCTCGAACCCGAAGATCGCCACGAGCGCCCCGATTTGGGGCCTTCCTGATGCTGTTTGGGGCTGGTTTGTAAGCGCCCCCGGTTGGAGCCTGAGAAGCATCACCGGGAGCGCCCACGCACGGGAAAACCCGGCAGTGCATGGGGCTAAAGCCCCGATATGATCCAACGGCTGACACCAAGGACCATGATTATGAGTACCCCACGGCACTCCTACACGGGAGTGGACACGGAAGTATTGCCTAGCAGGCTCCCTAGGAGTGCTGCACAGCAGTCGAACGTAAAAATACGACACATTTTTTCGAGGGGGTATCTACATATCC